CAACCAGCCACGCGTGTTATTGCGTAGGCTGGTTGCATATACAATAATGTGTATGTGTACACTTTTGATCGTCAACCGACTCGGATTGTCCGAGAAAGGTTGCCAATTGTTTGGGGTCCTGTGAGAGTACCCCGACCAGTTGAGCATAAATTATAAAAACTCTCCATATGGAGGTAATTTATGCGATTTAGAACGAGAGGCGAAGGGAGTGATCCCGGCGCTTTGGAGCATTGTGGCTTATGTTATTTACAGCCGAATAACAATGTTCCTCAGTGTCCTGTGGACCCAATAGTGGTCCCGTACACCAAGTCTCGTTTCAGTACTGGCTATGTTGATGTTGTTACGCCGAACTTTAAGAAAAGATCGGCGGCTGGAGAAGTAATTATTAATCCAATGTGGTTAGAATATTACCATATGGATCAATTACCAACCAGTTACTCAGCGACGCACAAGTTCAACAATGCTCTAAACCATCGGAGCGGAGATGTACGACCTGCGACAACCGGAAACCAGCTTCTGACTTCAGTCGACACCACAAAAATGGATGCTTATCTCGAATCACTTGATGTTCAAAGTGAGCGAGACATAGCTATCACAAAAGCGTGGGCAAATGTTGACACTTCAGAGATGGCCGCGTTGGCTAGTATTGGAGAACTTCCAGAGACTTTAACATTTCTCAAGGATTCATTCTTGATTGTGTTGAAGTTATTACGGATTTTCCGAAGTAAAAAAGAAAAGCTGAAGCTCCTGAAATCTTTGAGGAGAATAAGCCCATCTGACTTTACCCGGGAATCCGCGCAGCTCTGGATGCAATTGCGTTACGCGTTACGCCCTCTTATGTTCGAAATGGAGCAGGTTGCTACTGTCTTAGCTGACGGTACTGACCCGCTTCGAAGGACTGCAAGAGGCTACTACGAAACTTCCGTGGTAGAGACAACCGACGTTACTGTCCCCTTCAAAACGGGATCAAACAGTACCGTTGACCGTCATCGCGTAGTAACAAGAAAGTCGAAGTACCGCGCTGGGGTCACTTATGATCTCAGTGCAAGTGGTACGGACATGATCGAGTTACTGGGGCTAGACCAACCCCTCAGCGCCATCTGGGAACTCGTTACTTTGAGCTTCCTGTTAGATTGGATCTGGAACATTGGAGAGTTTATTAGCTCCCGTGAAGTCTCATCATCTCTCACCCCGAAAGGCAGTTGGATTAAGGAAGAACACACAATTACTGTGTGGGATATCGATTCCAATCTGCATCTTGTAGGCGGCACCGGTTTTACTAGTACAGTAGACGATGTTGTTTACGGGAGTATTCGGGAAACGCGGCATCTTATTCGGAGGTCAGTCGACCCCACTATGATGTCGTATCCGCACTTCAGGCTTAAGCTTGATGGTGCTAAACTCATAGACATTGCTGCACTCATCCGGAACGTCTATGCCGGAATTCATTGAGTGTTGCACAAAAACGGCCTAAAGGAGGCCAATTCAAATGCTTGACAATATAGTCATAGAGTATATGCCCGATCGCACTACACCAGTGGAATTCGATTACAATCGTTATCGCTCCAATGGTATCAACCGTACGTCATGGCATGGCGAAAGCCACACCGATCAGATGCGGGACGAACTGTCCCTTTTGGTTGGTGACCCGAAAACATCGGCGAATTTTAGAGGTGTTAGAAAAAGCACCTTTAAGATCACCCGGGACCAGGAAGTGACAGGAGTTGACACGTCAACTGAGCTTATCGCTCCGTTGATTGCCAACGTCAGTTTCTCGGCACCGGTAGGAACATCAGACGCTGCTTTTATAGACGTCTGTGAAGCCATCCGAGGTCTGCTCGATCAACCGGCTTTAATGAAGTCGGTAGCTTTGAATGGTGAGATTTAAGTATGTCTGAATTTGAGACTGCTTTAACCGTCATCATTCAGGGATTCTCAGCCTTTGTTCACTTTATAGTGACGTTAGGTGGACTTTTGTCCTAATGAGACTCCAAAGCTAAAATTATCGAGAGGTTGTGACATGAAAAATGTACCATACCGTAAGACCAAGGACGTCGACGTAAAGTTGCGTCTACCCGGTAACCTAGTGTTTAAGGTTGCCGGGGCTATGATTGAGGACTTAACCGACAATTTAAACGATACGGACGTAGACCCAGCGATCAAAGCCAGCTTACGTGACGATATGTCACTACTAAGCAAAGCTCTACGATCAAGGGATGCGAAACGTATCGCGACAATTGCCACCGCTTTTACTACACAGAGTATAGTTTCTGAGCGGGTGGGATCTGCATCGAGCGACGCTTATGCGTTCTTTCTGCAGTACCAGTTAGGTGCGTTTTTGAAGAAGTACCCCTTTGAAGGGGTAGACACTGTTGAACCAGCTCTGAAAAGTTTCTACAAAGCTGAGACAACATGTGGCCTTTATAATTCACAAAATTATAAAGCTGTCCTCAAGTTAGACTCGATTTGCCACAGATTATATGGTGGCATGATAAACGAGATACGACAGGACATCGAAAAACTTCTAGGCGCTGTGCCCAGTACCACTAGTGTTGAGGTTGGCGCTAAACATGGGCCCGGATCAGCTATTGGCGAATATAAAGGTGGAATGTGTACCTCTTATTACAAGTGGTCGCAACTACCCTATACCGTCACCGCTGATACATTGCCCTACGCCAAGCACGCTATCCTGAGTGATCCCCGTTGGATTGGGGCGCTCGACGATTGGTATCGAACGCGTTGTAGTAACTACTACGCGCCGATAGACATGGATGACTTTTGGTCACGTGTCTTTTCAATCGTGGATGGCTCAAGAATTACCACTGTACCCAAGACGGCCGTTACCGACCGATCTATTGCAATCGAACCATTATTCAACGTTTACCTCCAATTAGGTGTTGATCGACTCATCCGGTCGCGACTAAAAAGCCGCTGGAAATTAGATCTGTCAACACAGGAGGTGAACCAAGTAATGGCTGAACAAGGATCGATCACAGGTGAGTATTCTACCTTAGATCTTTCGGCAGCATCGGACACTATCAGCTTGAAAGTGTGCGAAATGTTGCTACCGCCTTGTTGGTATGCCTTACTTCTAGACTTGCGTTCACCAACCGGTGAAATTGGCAAGTGTAAGAAGTCCATCGAATTTGAGAAAATTTCATCGATGGGGAACGGCTATACCTTTGCACTTGAGACCGTTATCTTCGCGGCAATAACACGCCACGCTATGAGACGGAATCAGAACCAAGGATGCATCGCAGTTTATGGTGACGATATTATCGTTCCAACTCCCGTGACCGCAGATCTTATTGATCTATTACAGCTTTTCGGCTTTACGATTAACATCGATAAGTCGTTCGCTAATGGTCCATTTCGGGAGTCCTGTGGTGCAGACTGGTATTTGGGGTACAATGTTAGGCCGGTGTTTCTGAAACGCGAATTGGAAACTGTTCTGGATTTGTTTTACGTCCATAACAGTCTGCTTCAGCTTGAGGGAAACCTCTACTGGGCATGGGATATCCATTTCGAGAAAACCAGGCGACTTATCCGTAGTCACATACCGAAGATATTTCGGGATGTATACGGGCCGTCGTCACAGGTTCTTGATGGGTTCCTCCATTCGAGTGAAAGATTACCGGGGGTTGGATGTCAACGTTGGCATTATGCTATATTGCCGACAGCTATGACGTTCAACCGTAAGACCTCTTACTTCTTCCGTAAATTGATGGCTCCGTTAAAGGAGTCTCATACCGATGTGAATCGGTGGGACGAAGAGAGGCACCTAACAAGTGGTAACCTGTTCGATGTAACGAACAGGGGTGCGGTACGCTACAAGCGTACAAAGATACGGG